CATCCCCGCGGCGGTGCGCCTTGCGCACCCGGAGATTTTCGCGCTGCCGCAGCAGTCGACCCAGGCGCAATCGCAGCCCGGGCAGGGCGAGCGCGAGCTCGCGAATCAGTCGGGCTGAGATCCATGGGCGTGTTCTGTTCATGGCCCCAATGTCGCGCCGACGAGTGAAAACCACTGAGATCAGGAGACAACACGTCGTGTCAGCCGTTTTCACTGACCCCCGTCGCCAGATGACCCTCGAGCTCGAGGAGGGCGTGGGCACCCGCTACCGCAACCTCCTGGAGTGTGTCGCACAGGGCGTCTACCAGCGCGGCCTGAAGGCGGTGGCCGTCGACCTCAACGAGTCGCCCGGCAACCTGAGCTCGATGCTCAACGAGGAGAGCCAGCGCAAGTTCGGCGTCGAGGACCTCGAAGCGTACATCCGGCAGACCGGGGACAAGACGCCGATCCACTACTTGGTCGCCCGCTACCTGGGCGACGAAGCGGCCGCCCGCGACCAGGCGCTGAGCCAGGTGAGCGAGCTGCTGCAGCGGCTGCCTGCGCTGCTGGCCAGCGCCGGCGTCGACCAGCTGACCACCCGCAAGCCCGGCCGTCGCTGACATGACCAGCAGTGCCAGCCAAGGCGAGGGCGGAGCCTTCCCGCCTGAGCGCGAAGAGCCCGAGCGGCTCAGCCCCGACGACGAGGCCACGCGCCGCGAGGGCGAGTTCCTCGCCGATGCGCTCGACATGCAGCGCAGGCGCGCCGAGGCCATGAGCCGCAGCACGCCCGGCGTCTGCACCAACTGCCGCGAGCTCTGCCTGCCGATGGCCGTCTTCTGCGACGAAGACTGCCGAGCCGACCACGAGCTGCGCCTGCAGCGCCGCCAGCGCATGGGGCGCCTCTGATGCCGCTGGTTCGCCCCATCTCCCCAGCAAGACGATGGAAGCGCGCGCAGCGCGGACCGTTGACAACGATCGACCCCGGTCATGGGTCCTTCCGCGGCTCTGGCGTTGCGGGTAATTCGGGCCCCACCTATTCGGTTGCACACGGGGGTGGGGCTTCGTCAACTCAGGTGGGGGCGTGCCTTCGGGTGGGTGCACTCGCTGGGGGGTGGCGTTGACGGCAGCGGCGAACTACGACGACGTGCTGCGCCAGCTGCGCGATGTTGGCCTGAAGGTCGACGGCCTGGTCATCGGCAAGCGGCAGCGCTGCCTCGTCGAGGGCGATCGCGAGAAGCGCGGCTGGTACTCGCTGCACGAGCTGGTGACCAGCTCCGGCGCGGTGCTGATCGTCGGCGCCTTCGGCGTGTGGCGCGGTGCGAGCCCGAACACGATGAAGGTCGAGCTCAAGCGCGAGCACTCCGACCCGCTGACCGCGGAGCAGCGCGAGGCGCTGAAGGCGCGCATCAAGCGGGAGCGCCAGGCCGCCGAGGCCGCGCGCAAGGCCGAGGCCGCCAAGGCCGCGGCCCGGGCCGACGCCGTCTGGCGCCGCTGCCTGCCCACCGGCGCGAGCGACTACCTCCAGCGCAAGGGCGTCCAGGCGCACGGCCTGAAGTTCACCGACAGCGGCGCGCTGGTCGTGCCGATGCTCGACGTGCAGGGCCGTGTGCACGGCCTGCAGTTCATCCTGCCCGCCGACCACCCGCGCCGCAAGAAGACCGGCCGCGACAAGGAGTACTGGCCGGCCGGCCTCTCCAAGCAGGGGCACTTCTTCCAGATCGGCGCGCCGCCGCAGGTGGGCGGGGTGATCCTGATCGCCGAGGGCTACGCCACCGCGGCCACGCTGCACGAGGCCACCGGCCTGCCGGCCGTGGTGGCCTTCGACGCCGGCAACCTGCTGCCGGTCGCCACCGCGATCGCCGGCCGATACAAGCGCGCGCGCCTGCTGGTCTGTGCCGACGACGACTACCTGGCCAAGTGCCTGGGCTGCGGCAAGCCCACCACGGTGGCCACCGACAAGTGCATGCACTGCGGCGAGCCGCACGGCCAGCAGAACGCCGGTGTCATGAGCGCGGCCGCCGCGGCGATCGCCGTCGAGGGCGCGCACCTCGCGCCGGTCTTCACCGCCGACCGCGCCGGCCAGAAGCTCACCGACTTCAACGACCTGGCCCAGCTCGAGGGCCTGCACGTCGTGCGCGCCCAGGTGGAAACCCAGCTCCGGCAGCTGCGGTGGCCCGGGCAAGGGCAGGGCGGCGCCTCACACACACCCACGGGGAGCGGGGGCGATGGCGGTGGCGAGCCGCCGGAGGCCTCGTTTCGCTTCGACCTCGACGTGCTGCTGCAGCGCTTCACGCTGATCTACGGCACCGACACCGCCTTCGACGAACCGCGCCGCTGCATCATCGGCCTCGGGCCGCTTCGCTCGGCCGCCGGCAAGTCGCTGGTGCGCATGTGGCTCGAGCACCCGGCACGCAAGACGGTGCTGCCGGAGCAGGTCGGCTTCGACCCGGCGTGCACCAGTGCCGAGGTGGTGTGCAACCTTTGGGGCGGCTGGCCCACGGTGGCGAAACAGGGGGAGTGCAGCGCACTGCTGCGCATCCTCGAGCATCTGTGCGGCCGCGAGGACCGCCCGCGCGAGGTCTACAACTGGGTGCTGCGCTGGCTCGCCTTCCCGCTGCAGCGCCCGGGCGCCAAGATGCAGACGGCGCTCCTCATCCACGGGCCGGAGGGGACGGGCAAGAACACCGTCTTCGGCGCCGTGCGCCAAGCCTACGGCCGCTACGGCTTCACCTTCACGCAGGTCGAGCTCGAGAGCCAGTTCAACGGCATCTTCTCGGGCAAGCTGTTCGGCATCGGCAACGAGGTCGTGTCGCGCGCGGAGCTGTACCACCAGCAGGGCCGCATGCGGAACATGATCACCGAGGGCGAGTGGCCGATCAACGAGAAGAACCTGCCCGCCCGGATGGAGCAGAACCACTGCAACATGGTGTTCTTCTCCAACCGTATCGACATTGCCAAGCTCGACCCGGACGACCGGCGCTACTGCGTCGTCTGGACGCCGGAGCCGGCCGACCCCAGCCTCTACCTCGAGGCCAAGGCCGAGCTCGCCGCCGGCGGCGCCGCGGCGCTGCACTGGCACCTGCTGCACGAGGTCGACCTGGCCGGCTTCGACGAGCACTCCAAGCCGCCGATGACGCGCGCGAAGCGCGAGTTGATCGGCCTGGGCATGGACAGCACCGAGCGCTTCTGGCGCGAATGGTCCGATCCCGAAGGCGAGCTGCACGAGCTCTACATGCCGTGCACCGGCAGCCAGCTCTACACCGCCTACCAGCTGCTGTGCAGGCGCCTGGGCATCGGCAAGCCGGCGCAGCACGAGACGCTGTCCACCGTGCTGGCCAAGAAGCCCGGCCTGCGTGTTTCGCGCGAGTGGGTCCGCAACGGCGGCGGCATCAAGCGCCAGCAGCGCTGCGTGCTCGTCAAGGGCCTGCACGACCCGCCGGACCACTACGAGGGCCATCGCATCGACTGGCTCAGCAGCTGCGTGGAGGAGTTCGGCAAGAAGCTCGAGCAGCTGCAGGCCGACGGCGTGCTGCCGCAGGGCCAGCAGCCGATCGGCCGGCCGCGCAAGCCCGACTCGCCCACCGAGGACGAGGTGGCCAGCCAAGGTGGGGAGGTGACGCGGTGACGCGCACGGAAAACCGCCGCGTCACCGCCGCAGCCCGCATGGATGCTGGATGGAAGGGTGAAAGTGACGCGGTGACGCGCACCTCCCTATACATGCGGGTGCGCGCGAGCACCCTCGCACGGTCGCGCGCGCGCGTCCCTCGGAATCCAAAACCTGCCGCCCCCCCTGTCACTGCGTCACTTCGTGAAGAAAAACAAGAATTGATGCGGGGTGGGGCGGTGACGCGCCTAAAAAAGTGGCGTGTCACCGCGTCACTGCCCCCTGGAGCCAGAGCATGAGCCGCATCCTCAGCGTGCCGGACCTGCAGCGCCTGGCCGCCGACGCCGGCGCCCGCACGGGCAGCCAGGCCGAGTTCGCGCGCTTCGTCGGCGTCGACAAGGCCCACGTCACCCGGCTCAAGCAGATGGGGCACCTGGTGCTGGCCAGCAGCGGAGCGGTCGAGTTCGGCGCCAGCCTGCAGCGCATGGCCGAGCACGCCGACCCGGCGCGCGACGCGCAGCGCCAGGCCGCGGCGGAGCGCAGGCCTCAGGGGCAGGGCAAGCCGCCCGACGGCGACGCGCCGGGCGCCGAGGACGACGCGGAAGGCGAGGGCGCCGAACCCAAGTACGCCAGCTCCCGCGCCACCAAGGAGTACTGGGCCGCGCAGACCGCGCGCGTCGAGTACGAGAAGCTCGTCGGCGAGCTCGTCAGCCGCTCGGCCGTCGACAAGGCCGTGGCCGACGCAGCGATGCAGTTCCGCCAGGCCGTCGAGAACCAGCCGCACCGCCTGGCCGACCGCCTGGTGGGCAAGGACCTCGAGCAGATCCGCACGCTGCTGCGCGAGGACGGGCAGCAGCTGCTCGGCGAGCTGCAGCGCGGACTGGTCAAGCGGCTGCAGGCCATGAGTGCGCAAGCGGATCGAGCGGACCAGTACGACCGGCTCCGCGCAGAACCATGGGCTAAGCCTCACGGTGGGCTGGAGGATCGGCGGTGAGCGCAGAGTCGATCGCCGAGCAGCTCGTCCTCGCCGCCTGCGAGCGTGCTATCCGGCCGCGCCCGAAGCTCACCGTCAGCGAGTGGGCCGACAAGCACCGCATCCTCAGCCAGGAAGGTAGCGCCGAGCCCGGAGAGTGGCGCACATCGCGCACACCGTACCTGCGCGAGATCATGGATCAGCTCAGCGAGCACAGCCGTGCCCGCAAGGTGGTGTTCAAGAAGTCCAGTCAGGTCGGCGGTACCGAGGTTGGGTCCAACTTCCTTGGGTATGTGATCGCGCACGCCAAGGGGCCCGTGGCGGTAGTCATGCCCACGGAGAAATCGCTGCAGGACTGGATGTCGCAGAAGTTCGAGCCGATGGCGCGAGAGACGCCGGCGGTGCGCGATGCGCTTGCAACCCGATCCAATCGCAGCGCCGACTACAGCGCTTCGCGAAAGCGCTTCGTCGGCGGCATCCTCTACGCCAAGAGCTCCGGTAGTACGGCGGACCTGAAGGCCGCGTCTCTTCGCTACGGTGTAGCCGACGAAGTGGACGAGTGGGTGTGGGCAACCCCGCAAGGCGACCCTCTCGGCATGTTCGCTGTCCGATTCACCACCTTTCACGACAGCAAGCTCTACATCCCAAGCAGCCCCACGCTGAAGGACGCGTCGCGCATCGACGAGGAGTACGAAGGCGGCGACCAGCGGCGCTACCGCGTGCCGTGCCCGCACTGCGAGCATGCGCAGCCGCTGCAGTGGGGAAACCTGCGCTGGACAGCCCCGGTGGGCCGCGCGCGCCACGTGGAACACGCCTGGTACGTCTGCGCTGAGTGCGGCGCCGAGATCGAGGAGCACCACAAGGGCCTCATGCTCGAGCTCGGCCGCTGGGTGCCGGAGAACGAGGACGCGCCATACCCCAGCTACCACATCAACGCGCTCTACAGCCCGGCCGGCCTGGGCCTGAGCTGGGCCGAGCTCGCCACCGAATGGATCGAGGCGCAGCTCGACCCGGCCAAGTTGATGCGCTTCGTGAACACCCGCCTCGGCGAGAGCTGGGCCGATCGCTCGCGCGACATCAAGCACGCCGCGCTGCAGGCCCGCGCCGAGCCGGTGCCGCGGCGGAGCATTCCGGTCGGCTGTCTGATCCTCACCGCCGGCGTCGACGTGCAGGATGACCGCCTCGAGCTGCAGATCCTGGGCTGGGGCCACCAGGCCGGCGCGCTGCGCTGCTGGGTGGTGGAGTACCACGTGCTGCCCGGCCGCCCGAGCGAGCCGCATGTGTGGGACGCGCTGGCCGCCTACCTAGCCACGCCGCTGCACAACGCCTGGGGCAAGGCCATGGTGCCCGAGGCCACCGCGATCGACATCCAGGGCCACTTCACCCAGGCCGTCTACGCCTTCGTGCGCGCGCGCCGCGTGCGGCGCTGCATCGCCATCCGTGGCGCCAACGTCCCGGGCAAGCCGCTGCTCGGCAAGCCCCGCATGCAGGACACCAACTGGAAGGGCGAGACGATGAAGAAGGGCGTGGCCCTGCACGAGATCGGCACCGACACCGCCAAGGCCACGCTCTACGCCTGGCTCAACGCCGACGGCGAGCGCGCGGCGCCCGACCGCCTGGTGCGCTTCCCCGAAGGCCTGGAGGAGGAGTACTACGCGGGCCTCGTGTCCGAGACCTTCAACCCGCGGAAGAACCGCTGGGAGATCAAGAAGGGCCGCCGCAACGAGCCGCTCGACACCTGGGTGTACGGCTTTGCGGCGACTCACCACCCTGAGCTCTTCATGCACCGCTGGCGTGCGGGTGAATGGAGGCGCCTGCAGGGGCTGATGGAGCCGGAACACCAGGCTGCGCGGGCCGAGGCAACGGCGGTGCAGACGTCTGCACCAGCGGAGGTTGCGGCCGCCAGGCCCGGTCCCCAGCGGAAGCTCGTCAAGCCGCGACAGGGGGGCGTGTGAGTCGCAGCGACACAGAAGACCCGCTCGACGCCATGTGCGAGCAGCTCGCCCACTGGCGCGCCACGCGCAAGTACTACGTGCGACCGAGCGTGCCGCCGTCGCTGCTGGGCCGGCTGCAGAAGCGCACCCGCCCGCTGCGCGCCGGTGGGCCCGACGCGCGCTGCAGCGCCGAGCTTGCGGCTCTGCACGTGGCGCTGCTGTCGCAGCCCGAGGACGCGCTGGCACGGCGGGTGTTCGAGCTGCACTACTTCCATCGCGTCGCCAACGTGAAGGCGGCCGCCGCGGCGCTGGGCATCGGCCGCGCGCACTGGTACCGGCTGCTGGCGAGCTTCCGGCAGCAGCTGCACGAGGCATCGCTGCGCATCCTGCAGGCCAACGAGGAGGAGCTCGCGCGCCTGGCCGAGCGCCGGCAGGGCGAGCAGCTGGCCCGCGCACGCGAATAGCGCCGTGCCGCGCCGGCGTCAACGGCGAAGGTGTCTCATCGGCCGACAAAGATGTCTCCTCCAGAGGAGACATCTTTGTGCTCGCCAACAGGAGACACATCGGCCCAAAATCAGCCCCAATTCAGGTAGGTCGTGAAAGTGCGACCTGAGCCAACAAGGGCCCGCGAGAGCCCTTTTCATTTGTCTCCTCGCGTGGCCATCACGCGATTCAGAGGCCCCGGCGGCGCAAGCCCCGGGGCCTCTTCCTTTCCAGGACCGAAACCTTGGCCGACCAAGCCGTCACCGAGCTGCGCCGCATGGCGCGCGACATCCGCCAGCTGGGCCGCCAGGTCCAGTTCGCCCAGGTCGTCGCGCTCACGCGCACCGCGCAGGACGTTCGCGCCGCCGAGCAGCGCGAGGTCGACGACAGCTTCGACCGGCCGACGCCGTTCACCCGCAACGCGTTCTACGTGAAACCTGCGACGCGGCAGCTGCCCGAGGCCGCGGTCGGCATCAAGGACGACAGCACCAGCGGCCGCGGCCCACGCCGCTGGCTCGAGGCCGGCATCGAGGGCGGCAACCGTCAGCTCAAGGGCCTGGAGAAGGCCATCCGCAGCCTCGGCGTGATGGACGGCAGCCAGTACATCGTGCCGGGCCGCTACGCGCGGCTCGACGCCTACGGCAACGTCAGCCGCGGCCAGATCGTGCAGATCCTCAGCCAGCTGCGGGCCTTCACCGGCGCCGAGTCGGTGTCGCGCAACCTGGTGCGCCGCGACGGCTTCAACGAGAACGACGACCGGCGCCTCACGCGCGCTGAAGCCGCTCGCAAGCGCGCCGCGGCCTTCCGCCGCGCCGGTGGCCAGTACTTCGCCGTCGGGCCGGCGCCGCGTGGCGGCCTGCGCCCAGGCATCTACCAACGCCAGGTCGCGTCGCGTCGCCTGACGGGCGCGCCATCGCCGCGGCCGCGTGCGGTGTTCATCTTCGTCGACCGCGTCAGCTACGAAGCGCGCTTCGCGTTCTGGGACGCGGCCGCCTACGAGGCCGAGCGCAGCTTCCCGCGTCGCTTCGACGAAGCGCTGGCGCAGTACGTGCGCGAAGGGAGCACCTGAGCATGGCCACGCTCGCCGAGCTGACCGAGCGCAAGGCGCTCTACCTGGCCGCCGAGGCGAAGATCCTCACCGGCCAGGAGTACGTGATCGCCGATGGCGTGATCAACCGCCGCTTGCGCCGCGCGGATCTGTCCGAGGTCCGTGCAGCCATCGCGCAGATCGATGCCGAGATCGCCGCGCTGGGCGGCGGCGCGGCCGGTGCGCGTCGCGTCTACACAGCGCGGAGCTGCCGCTGATGAAGCGCACCGTCGTCACGCCCAACCTGCTCGACCGTGCCATCGGCTACGTCGACCCCGCGCGCGCCGCGCGACGCCTGCAGGCGCGCGCCGCGATCGGCATGCTCAGCGAAAGCTCCACGCGCTCCGGCAACCGCCCGCGCCGGCGTCTGCTGGGTGGTGCCGATGCCGCCACCGACCAAGCGTGGAACCTGATCGACCAGCGCGACGATTCGCGCGAGCTCGTGCGCAGCAATGGCATCGCCGCTAGCGCGATCAACACCAACGTCACGCGCGCGGTCGGCACGGGCCTGGCGCTGACGCCGCAGCCTCGCCGCGACATCCTGGGCTGGAGCGAGCAACAGGCGCGCGAGTGGTCCATGCTCGTGCGCGCCGAGTTCAGCCTCTGGGCCGACAGCCCGGAGTGCGACCTTACCGGCGTCCAGAACTTCTACGACAAGCAGGACCTGACGCTGCGTGCCGCCCTGGAGAGCGGAGACTGCTTCACGCTCATGCCTGACGGCGAGCGCAGCTCGACGATGCCCTACGCGCTGCGCCTGCAGACGCTCGAGGCCGACCGCTGCGGCAACGAGGGTGGCCGCCAGGACAGTGCCACGATGGCCGGCGGCGTGCGCCTGGGCCCGGGTGGCCGCCACGACGACTACTTCATCTATGACCGCCACCCCGGCAGCCTGTTCGGCGCTGGCGGCAAGTTCGAGGGCAAGTGGTACCCGCGCGTCGGTGCCAAGTCGGGCCGGCGCATCGTGCTGCACCACTTCAAGCAGCTGCGCCCCGAGGCGCCGCGCGGCGTGCCTTACCTGGCGCCGGTCATTGCGCTCTTCCAGGACCTGGACACCTACAGCGACGCGGAGATCAAGGCCGCCGTGGCTGCCGCCAGCATCGCACTGATCAGCGAGACGCCGACCGGCGCGCCCGACCCGATCGCAAACGCCGTGGAAGGCGAAGGCAGTGCATCCAGCGCCGCTGGCACCGATCCGACGGCGATCAAGCTCAAGTCGGGCAGCATCGTCGGGCTGCTGCCCGGCGAGAAGTTCGACAGCTTCAACCCCGGCCGCCCGAACCCGAACTTCGAGCGCTTCGTCCAGGCGGTGATCGACGCGCTGGGCGCGGGCACCTTCATCGGCTCCGAGATGCTGATGAAGAAGTACAGCACCAGCTACGTCGCCGCGCGCGCCGCGTTCCTGGACGCGTGGAAGCACCTGATGGGTATGCGCACCACGATCGTCGTGCGCACCTACTGCCAGCCGGTGTACGAGACGCTGCTGGCCGAGGCCGTGTCCATCGGACGCGTTCCTGCGCCGGGCTTCTTCTCAGACCCGCTGGTCCGCTGGGCCTACACGCGCGCCATGTGGACCGGCGACAGCCAGGGCTCGATCAACCCGAAGGACGAGGTCAAGGCCTTCGTCGACGCAGTCGACAACCGGCTCTGCTCGCGCGAGCGCGCCGAGTGGGAGCTCTTCGGCACGGACTGGAACGAGACCTACGACACCAAGAAGGCCGAGCACGACCGCCTCAAGGCCGACGACATGCTGCCCGCGCCGAAGGCCGGCGCGGCGGCGGCCGAGTCATCGGGCAAAGACGACGACGACGCGGCCCAGCCGAAGAAGGAGACCGCATGAAGTACCCGCACCTCGCGGCGCAGATCTTCAACGTGCCTCTGCTGGTCCACCCGCAGAAGCTCGACGCCATCATCGCCGGGCTCGGCGGGCGTCTTCTCGGCGAGCGTGTCGAGCGCGATGTGCCGGCCCTCGAGCTCGAGCTGCCAGCGGAGATGTTCAGCACGCGCCGCGGCCAGCGCAGCGACGCCGGCTACACGGTGACCGATGGCGTGGCCGTGATCTTCGCCAGCGGTGCCCTCGTGCACCGCGAGCAGTTCAACATGGCCGACTCGACCTACTTCGTCGGCTACAACCGCTTGGCCGAGCAGCTCGAGGCGGCCGTTGCCGACCCCGAGGTGCACGCCGTCCTGCAGATCTACGACTCGCCGGGCGGCCAGGTCTCGGGCGCTTTCGAGTACGGCGACCGCATCGCTGCGCTGCGCGGCAAGAAGCCCATGTGGGCGATCGCGGACGACCTGGCTGCCTCGGCGGCCTACCTGGCCGGCAGCGCCTTCGAGCAGTTCGCCGTGTCGGCCACCGGCTACGTGGGCAGCGTGGGCGTCGTGATGCGGCATGTGGACCTTTCGCGCGCCCTGGCCAACGAGGGCATCAAGGTCACGCACATCTTCGCCGGCGCGCACAAGGTCGACGGCAACCCCTACGAGCCGCTGCCCAAGGACGTGCAGGCCTCGCTGCAGGCCGACGTCGAAGGGCTCTATGAGTCCTTCGTTCAGGCAGTGGCTCGCAACCGTGGCATGGCCGCCGAGGCGGTGCGCGCCACTCAGGCGCGCACCTACCGCGGCGAGGCCGGCGTCGAGGCCGGCCTGGCCGACCGCGTGGCCACCACCGATCAGTTGATCTCCGAGCTCGCCG